ATCGCGCGCGGGGGCGGGCAATGTTCGACGGCTGGACGGACGAAAATATCAGGCGCTTAAAAGTCATGTGGTTTTCCGAAGGGCGAAGCGGCGGTCAGATCGCGCGCGAGCTCGAATGTTCTCGAAACGCCGTCATTTCGAAGATCAATCGGATGCCGGCGGATCCCGGCTTCCCCGCGCGCGCTGAACGTCCCAGGCGCGCCGCGCGGCCGGCGCGCGCCTTCGTCCAGAAAGCGCGCGAGCTCGAGGCGATCGCGGCGCCGGCGCCGGATGCCGGGACAATGACGATCGACGAAGTGTCCGGATCCGGCGGCTGTCTATGGCCGTTCGGGGACGGGCCCTTTACGTTCTGCGGCGCGAAAAAATTCCCGGGCGCGCCCTATTGCGCGGGCCATTGCGACAAGGCTTTCCAAAAAATGAGGGCTTCCCCATGACATGCGAACGGCCGTTCACGCTGATTTTTCCATATTATGAGAATCCGGCGATGTACCTCGAGCAATTCAACCATCTGGCGAAGTTTCCGCCGGCGCTTCGGGCGAAGATCCATCTTGTCGTTTGCGATGACGGGTCGCCGGATAATCCCGCGGGGCCGGATCCGTTCGCGGCCGCCGGCTTCGGATCCTTCCAGCTGTTCCGCGTTGACGTCGACGTCCGATGGAATTGGCTGACCTGTCGGAACATCGGCGTCCATCACGCGAAGACGTCCTGGATTCTGATGACCGATATCGATCACCTGATCCCGGAAGCGACCGCGCGCCGGATCATCGAAGGGAAGCTTCGCGACGAAAACGTCTATCGGTTCTCGAGGGTCGACGCGCCGGACATGAAGCCGACGATCGGGAAGCACGGGGAACACAAGCCGCACCCGAACACTTGGCTGATGACGAAACCCATGTTCGACAAGATCGGCGGCTATGACGAACGGTTTTCGGGGTTCTACGGATCCGACGGGGAATTCCGCGATCGCGTCCGCGGCGCGGTCGGGAAGGAACGGATCATCATCCTGGACGAACCGATGATCCGCGTCCCGCGGGAAGTCGTCAGCGATGCCGCGACGACTCGCTATGAACGGAAAACCCAGGCCGATCACGTCGGGATCGGAAAGGCTCGAGCTCGGATCGCGAGCGAAGGCGGCCGGCCGCGCCGGCTGACCTTCCCCTATCACCGGGTCGTTTAGGAATAATTCGGCGAATATTTTGTGGGGGGTTTTTGACAAATGATCGCGGTCTGTCTTCTGACATGCGGGCACGCTGGCGGCCGGGGCGAGCTCACGGAACGAACGGTCGAAAGCTTCGAACAGCACAACCAAGGACGACCGGATCTAATCCGACTCCATGCTGATTGCGGGCTGACCTGGGCGTCGACCGACTGGGTCGAGGGCCGCGGCTATGTGTCGGTCCATGAAAAGCGGGAGGGGCTTCACGTTCCCCAGATGGTCAGCTTTCGACAGCTGGTCGAAGCCGCGGCGCTGAAGGGCGCGGAATTCGTCCTGTGGCTCGAAAACGACTGGGAGTCGGCCGCGCCGATCCCGTCGATCGAAGTCCTTCGCGCCGGGCGCGACGGGCCGCTGAAGGTCGTCCAGTGGCGAATGTTCGGAAAGCGGAAGATGCAAAAGGACGGGCCGCGCGCGCTCGCCGGCGAGCATCGGATCGGGACAAAGGAAAAAATCAGCTGGAAGCCGGCGCCGGGATGGAAGGGCTGGGAATTCGGCTTCGCGCATTGGGGCGCCGGCGGGACCATCGCGACGCTGGACTTCCTCGAGGAACAGCTATTCCGGAATCGGCTGAAGGACGTCATCACGTCGAAGAACGATCTTCCCACGCTTCGCACGGTCAGCAATCGCCTTTGGCATATCGGCGACGTGACGACGGAAGGCTTCCGCGGCTGACATGCTGACCGAACGCCGCCGTTCGCAGTTTCGAAAATCGTCCGCGGCATGGCGGGCGCGCAATCCGGACAAGGTCAGGTCTGCGAATAAATCGCCGGCGTCCATCGGGCGGCTGAAGCGATGGGCCGCGAACAATCCAGGCAAAGGCGCCGAATATTCCAAGCGGTATCGGGCGAAAAACCCCGACAAGATCAAGGTCGCCAACGCGCGCCGGCGGAAATCAAAACCTTGGCTTTTCGCGCACCATGCAATGCTGCGGAAGGCGCGGCTTCTAAGGGCGACGCCGCCATGGGGCAACCTCGCCGAAATCAAAGCCTTCTATCGCTGGGCGCCTGATGGGCATCACGTCGACCACGTTATCCCGCTCGTTCACCCGCTCGTCTGCGGGCTGCACGTTCCGGCAAACCTTCAATACCTTCCGGCCGCGGACAACCTTCGAAAAAGAAACGAATGGCACCCTTAACGATTTTGACGTTCAAGTGGACCGCGCCGCCCGGCTATCGGTCGACCTTCACCGGACGACATGTCGACGTCCTTCGCCGGATGGTCCGCCGCAACTATGACGCGCCGCACCGGTTTGTGTGCGTGACGGACGACCCGTCGGGGATCCATGAACCCGACGTCGAAATCTTCAAACTGTGGCCGACGTTCGGGAACATCAGGAATCCGTCCGGCGCGAAAAATCCGTCCTGTTATCGCCGACTCCGAATGTTCGCGCGCAACGCCGGCGAATGGCTGGGCGATCGGGCGGTCTGTCTCGACCTGGATTGCGTGATCACCGGCGACATGCGGCCGGTCTGGGACACGGACGCCGACTTCAAGATCTGGAAGTCGGCGACGATCGGCAATCCCTACAACGGTTCGATGGTTCTGTTTAAGGCCGGCGCGCGGCCGCAACTCTGGGAGACGTTCGACCCGGTCGTGTCGCCGCGGGAAACTCTCGCCGCGCGCCTATACGGGTCCGATCAGGCTTGGATCGCTCACTGTCTGGGACCGCGTGAACAGACTTGGGGAATGGCGGACGGGGTCTTTTCATATCGCCTTCACCTGAAGCACACGTCGCGCCTACCGGAAACGGCGCGGATCGTGTTCTTCCATGGCAAGCCTGACCCTTGGTCGCCCGAAGTGTATAACCGGCTCGAGTGGATTCGGGAAAACTACCGATGAACAAGGACGCGGGGTTCTTCGATCGCCGGATCCAGATCCAGATCGACGCGTCGGAAGGCGCCCAGGACGCCGCCGGCGATCCGGTCCCGAACTGGGAAGACGCCTTCAAAGTTTGGTCCCACAAGACCGACGGCCGCGGCGTCGAATTCACCGGCGCCCAGCAACAGGTCCGCGAACACGACACGGAATTCGAAATCCGCGACAGCGTCGACGCTCGAGGGATCGCGCCCGAAAGTCATCGCGTGACGTACCTTTCGCGGATCTATGAAATCGTCGGGACCGCCGAAGGGAAGGAACGTCAGGACACGTTGATTCTGTTGTGCTCGACGCGCCCGGACCGCCGCGGGGCCCGCGCGCCGATCGCGTGAAAATGGAAGCGTCCCCAGAAATCCGTCGCGGCGTCCCGATGCCAGATCCGGAACATGACGGGCCCGGGCGTCCGCCGAAATACCGATGGAAGGGAGTGTCGGTCGGCGACATGTTTCACGTCCCGTTCGGAAGGGAAGCGTCGGACAAAGTCCAGTTTCGGATTCACGCGCTGGTCAGCTGGAAGAACAAACAAGGCGCCGGACGATATAAGGCGCGGACCTATCAGCTGGACGGCGTCGCCGGCGTCGGCGTTTGGAGGGTTTCCTAGTGGCCCGCGACTCGTTCATATCGCTCGACGTGAAGGGCTGGCGCGAGCTCGAGCGGGCGCTTCTGGATCTGAAGAACGACAGGACGATTGTCGCCGTCATGAAGCGCGCCATGCTGAAAGCGGCCGAACCGATGGCGGCGACCGCGCGCCGGCTCGCGCCGAAGAAACGTCGAAACCTCGAGGAAGCGATCGACGTCGGCGTCCGGCTCAACAAACGACAGGCGGCGCAACGTCGAAGCCGCGGGATCATCAAGGCCGGAAGCACGGTCGAAGTGTATGTCGGCGCCGGCAAGGGCGGGGCCCATGCGGTCCTCGAGGAATTCGGGACCGGTCCGCGTCAAACCAAAAAGGGCGCGCACCGCGGCGCCGCGCCGCCGCACCCTTTCATGAGGCCGGCATGGGAACAGCACAAACACCAAGTCGTCCGGGACTTCGGCGTCGCATTGGGACCGGAGATTGAACGCGCCGCGAAACGCGCGGCGAGGAAGAACCAACGCAAGGGGCGGAAATGATCATCGAAACATTGCGCGCCGTTTTGCTCGAGGACGCGGCGATCGCGGCCGCCTTCGGCGATCGGATCTATCCCGACGAAGCACCGGACGCGCCGACTTATCCGCTTGTCGTGCTGACGAAGGTCGTCGGCGTCGAAGGCTACGATCTGAACGGCCGCGCCGGCTTCGAAGACGCGCGCGTCCAGGCGGACGTCTATTCGGAACGCGGCGCGTCGGACGTCATCGTTAAAAAACAGCTGGTCAAAGACCGCCTGTCGGGCTTCACCGGCGGGCCGGCGACGACGTCGCCTTCTTGTGCGATCGACCGCTGTCTGTGTATCAATGATTTCGCGTCGCCGGAACGATCGACTGAACGGGCTGGACCGCGCCTTCGTCGTCGGATCTTAGAATTTCGAGTCTGGAACCGGGAGATTTAGAAAAAATGTCTGACACGCCGCGGACTGGCATGGGGGCCGAACTTCAGCGAAGCGACGGGGCGTCCCCTCCAAATTTTATTAGCGTTCTCGGAATCAAGTCGATCAGCGGGCCCAGCATTTCGCGGGACACCCACGACACGACGGACATGCAGTCGGGGACATATCGCCAATTCATCGGCGGTCTTGTCGACGGCGGCGAAGTGTCTTTTGACGCGAACTTCCTTCCGCGCGAGGCGACCCAGTATCAGGAGGAAGGCGGGTTCATGGGCGCGTTCGACCTTTCGTCGTGCGACAGCCTGGAAGAATGGCGGATCCTGATCCCGGTTTGCGAAGGCGAGCCGGAAGGGTATCTGGAATTTGACGGGATCGTCACCGGTCAGAACATGGAATTCCCGATGGACGATATCATGGGGTTTTCCGGGACCATCAAAGTCTCGGGCCGTCCGCGCCTTGTGATCGAAACCTGATAGGCGTCCCGATGGCGCAACAGGGGGGAAGCCGCGAAGCGTCCGTGACGATCGGCGATCGGTCGTTCCGGCTTTGCTTTTCGATCATCGGGATCGTCGCGCTTCGCGACCTTTGGAAACTCGAGGACGATTCGGCGTGCCTCGCGAAGCTGGACGAAATCGGGAAGCAATTCCAAAAGGGCCGGATCGACTTTCGCACGATCAGCGAAGTGATTTGGGGTGGGCTTCAGGAACATCACGCCGGCGATATCACGCCGCCCGAAGTCCTGAAGCTTCTGTCCGCGGCCGGGATCGGCGAGGCGCCGCGGATCATGACCGAAGCCTTCAAACAGCTGATCGCCGCGTCGCCGTCCCAGGAGGGCCGGCCGGCGGGCCCTACGAAGCCGAACCGGCGCGGAAAGTCAGCGTCGACGAACTGATGACCGAAGCCGCGGCGGCCGGCATTCCGCCCGATCGGTTTTGGCATCTGACCTTCCGCGAACTGTTCAACGCCATGCAGGGCGAGCGGCTTCGGCGCCGGCGCGATCGTCAATCGCTCTTATGGGCCAGCTGGCATGTCGCCGCCTGGACGCGAGTGAAGAAATTCCCGTCGGCGGAAAATCTCAACGCCATGATAAGGAAGATGGACCCGCCGCGACACATGACGCCGCGGGAACAGCGCGGGGCGATCCTGGGGATCGCGAAGGCGCTGGGGGCGGAAGTCGTTTATCGGAAAAAGGCGGCTTAACATGGCTGCGGTTATTGGCGCCCTTCGCGCGGAACTATCGGCGACGATCGCGCGCTTCCAGGAAGACATGGGCAAGGCGGCCGAAGAAGTCCGCCAATTCGTCGGCAAGGTCGAAAAGCACGGGAAGCGGCTGACGTCGATCGGATCGAAAATGTCGATCGCGATCACGGCGCCGCTTGTCGCCTTCGGGACCGTCGCCGTCCGCGCCGCGACCGAAGCACAACAGGCTTTAGGTCAGGTCGAGGCCGCGCTGTTGTCGACGGGCAATCGCGCCGGGAAGACGCGTCAACAGCTGATGGCTTCGGCGAAGGCGCTCGAGTCGATATCGCTGTTCGACGACCACGACATTTTGGCGAAGTCG